GATAGCTGAGATAAATAGAAGGACGCCGAAGTAGTTTCATTCTAGGGATATTCTTTTGATTCCTACTTGTAGTCATCAACGCCCAGTGGCCAACAATGTTAAGATACCCTTACAGGTGGAGATTGGTGTTGGCTATAAGGGGATATTCAGCAATAAGAGAATCTTTGAAAGCTATTCGTGGATGCATTGGCAATATGGCAAGTTAGGCAAGGACAAAGGTAATCCTTGCGATGCGGTGATACCTCCGATGTTTGATCCCAATGATTTTGATTATTCTGAAAAGAAGGATGACTATTTTTTGTTCATTGGTAGAATTATAACTAACAAGGGGGTGATGATTGCCAAGGATGTTTGTGAGGCAATCGGAGCTAAGCTAAAGGTCGCCGGTATAGACAATGGTTTGAAAATAGAGGGAAAAAATGTTGAAATGGTTGGTTTTGCCGATGCAAATAAAAGAAGGGAGTTGATAAGTAAGGCTAAGGCAGTCTTTGTTCCGACTCTCTACCTTGAGCCGTTCGGTTATGTTATAATAGAGGCAGCGTTTAGTGGCACGCCAGTCATCACGACTGACTTCGGGGCTTTCGTTGAGAACGTCCAGCAAGGCAAGACTGGTTATCGGTGCAGAACATTTGTTGATTTTATTGAAGCGGCAAAGAACATAGATAAGATTAATCCGAAAGATTGCAGGGATTGGGCTATGGGTTATACGTTGGAAAAAGTAGCTCCGATGTATCAAGATTATTTTGAGCAATTACAAAACTTATTCGGGCGGGGATGGTATTCTCGCCTTTAAAGAATGGAAGATAATCAAAACATATTGAGAGATGAATTAACTGAGTTCGAGGAGAGGATTATTCATCTTTTAAGGAAGAAGAACATTACGTCAATGGATTACTCTGGCAACATTACAATTCATTATTCTAGGACTAATGGTAATGTTTGTCTGCCAGTTAGTGCCGAAAAGAGAGAAATCCATTCTTGACAAATTATAAAAAAAGAGGTAAAATTAACAATAATATGATTAAAAGAGAACTCTTGGAATTATACAACAAGTTGAAGGGATTAGGAGATCTTAAAGGCGTTAAGTTTTCTTATGCCGTAGCAAAAAACATTTCTCTATTAGAGAGGGAAGTTAAAATTATTCAGGAATCAATCAAGCCTTCACCAGAGTATTCTGAATACCAGCAGAAAAGAGCTAGCATAGCTAAAGAAAATTCTAAAAAAGATGAGAACGGCAAGGCAATAACCTTTATTGACGAAAATGAAAGCGTTAATTATGCTATAGCTGATCAGTCTAAATTTGATAAAGAGATTGAGGCACTCCAAAAAAAATATAAAAAATCTTTAGATGAAAGAGATGGGCAAATAAAAGAATTCAATGAGCTTATTGAAACAGACACAAAGATAGAATTGCACAAGATTGATATTGATGATGTGCCTAAAGATATTTCCGTCAAGCAGATGGAGGCCATACAAGGGATTATTAAGGAGTAAATTAACTCTTGCCAGAAAAAACTGGGCGAGTTAGCAAACCAATAATTTTGTTAACTCGTTTTTTATTAAAATATGAGCATATACAGCAAAATAGAAGATGAAGTAAATGATTATCTAAATGGTTCGGTAGAAATATCGGAGGGGGTTAATTTTAGCCAAGCTAAATTGGTTAAGAGAATTGTTTTATTCAAGAACAAGGTTTATCCCAAGGGCAAACTAGATAAACAGGGAAATTACAAGCAATGGCCTGACATTATTGGTCCAAGGGTAAATAGTGAAATAAAGAATCTTAGGATAGACAGCAAAAATCCATTGATATTCTCTCAGAATCCTATTCAGGACTTTGCGGCTGTCTTAATCTCTAACATGAAGATGAAGGAGTATTTGTGGGATACTGGCAGGGCGGAGGAGTTCAATGAAGCTACTGAGAACTTTTCGGCCGATGGTAATATTCTCTTTAAGAGAACAAAAAAGGGGTATGAGATAACCGACCCAGCTAACACTTATATTGTCAACCAAACGGCCAAAACGATAGATGAAACGGCAGTGATTGAAAGGCATGAGCTTACCCAGTCGGAATTGAGAGCCAAAAGCGGAATCTGGGAGAATGTTGAAGAGGTTATCAAGAATTGTGGAGGTCATCAGCTGTCCGTAACAAAAGGTTCTTCTCCTAAAGCTACAAAGAACAAATATTATGAGATTTTTGAGAGGAATGGAGAAATTGCTGAGAGTGAGCTGTTCGAGGCTCAAGGCAAAGAGGGTGGCAAGGAGGATATTTATATTAACGCTAGAATAATTGTTGCTGTCGGAAAGTCATCTAAAGAGGGTGAGAATTACACTCTATTTGCTGATTCGTTAGGCAAGAAGAAGATGTCTGATATTTATGTTGAGGCTCATCGTGGCCCATATCACGGCAGGTGGTGGAGAGAGGGGTTATACGAACTATTGTTTGATTATCAGGTCAGAGCAAATGAAATAGTCAACCAGTTAGCCAGAGGGTTGGATTGGGCTAGCAAGGTAGTCTTCAAATCAATAGACAACAGGACTGTTCAGAGCATTTTGACTGATGTCAGGAACGGAGATATTATCAAGTCTGCCGATTTGGCTCAAGTTGATGTCAGAATGAGGGGGCTTGACAAGCTTATAGCTGACTGGAACAGGTTAATGGCTGACGCTGACAAGGTGGCTAATTCCTTTGAAATAGTAACTGGAGAGGAAATGAAGGGTAACACCACCTTTAGATTAGGCTTGTTAATGGACACCAACGTTAATAAGCTGTTCTACTTTTTACGCCAAAAGTTAGGCATAGCTTATAACAAAGTGTTCAGGGAATGGATTTTGCCAGAATTGGTAAAAGACCTAAAGGGCAAGGATATAATTAGAGTAACTGGCGATGCAGGTTTCCTTGAAAGGTTTAGGCGACTGGAGGTTGAGAATTGGTATGTGCTAAACTTGGCGAGAATAGGACCGCATACCGCAGAAATAGCTCAAGTGCTGAAAGAAGCTAAGTATCAAGAATTATTAAAGACTGACCCTTATATCAAAAACTCTAAAAAAATATGGGAAGATGTCTTACCTAGGCTATGGATTACTATCACTGGCGAGAACACTGATTTCGGTGAAGAGTATCAAACGATGTCATCTTTTCTTCAGTTTGAAACCGATCCCGTAAGAAGAGCTTTCTTATTGGATAGGCTTTACGCTATGAAAGGATTGCCCGTTCCGCCCAAGGTTCAAACTCAGGTTCCTCAAGTAGAACAAACAAGGGCTACTGGAGGGAAGATGGAAACAGAAAAAAAGGGGGTGAAAGAATTTTCGGTGTTGCAAACGGGCACAGAGAAATAATTATGTCTTCAGGAGCATATCTACGCAGAAAATACAGCGAAGAATGGAAAAGGAAAATGAGTGAAATTCATAAAAGACTTGGGACAAAACCTCCATCTTTTTTAGGAAAACATCACAATGAGGAAACTAGGGCTAAAATGAGTAGAGCTAAATGTGGGAAAAACAATCCAATGTTTGGAACACAACATTCCGATGAATGGAAAAAAATGATGAGTGAAGTCAGTAATGGTAGGAAGCACACAGAAGAAGCAAAAAAGAGAATAAGTGAAGCCAAGAAGGGAAAACCAAATGGTAGGCTTGGAAAGCATCATTCCGAAGAAACAAAAAAGAAAATGAGCTTGGCTCGTATTGGTAGAAAAAATACAGAAGAAACCAAGAGAAAACTAAGTGAAGCGCTTAAGGGACGAGTCTCTTCGCGTAAAGGATGTAAAGGGGAACCATTATCGTCAGAAGCTAAACATCATTTAAGCGAAATAAATAAAGGGAAAAAGATTTCCATAGAAACGAAAAGAAAGATGAGGGAAGCAAGAATCAGTAATCCAAACAGGGTTTTCAAAGATACCAGTATAGAATTGAAAATAGAGGAAGAATTGCGGCTAAGAAATATCAATTATCAAAAGCAAGTTCCTTTATGCAAAGTAGCAATCGTAGATTTTTATCTTCCAGAATACCGAATAGTAATTCAATGTGATGGCGACTACTGGCATAATAGACCAGGAAGGAAAGAAAAAGACGAAAGGCAGGATAAAGTTTTAACATTTAATGGTTTCAATGTTTATAGGTTTTGGGAACACGAGATAAATAAATCGCCCCAAAAATGCATTGATATAATTGCTATTTAATTTATGTCAGATTTACGATCATCAAAACAACAGCTTCAGGATGAACTCCGCCAGGCGTATGATGAGATGACTGACCCTGAGATGATCGCTAGACGGAGGAATAAAGAAGAAAGAGAGGAAAGAATAAAAGAAAAAACTGAAGATTATGGACTATAAAGAAAAACAGCAAAAAATAATAGAATTGGGGAAGATGATTGCTCTTAGTGGGAAGTTACCCTACACCAAGAGGAGCAAGATAGGGGAGCTTCAAGATAGGCTAAGGTTCAGATTGAGAGAGTTAGAGGAGCAGGGCATGGACGAGAAAATCAAAGCCATGGAGGGTGTTTTAGAAATTATTCATTCCAAATGAAAGAGTTAAGCCAAGCAACAATCAAAAAGTTGAATTCTTCAAAGGAAGGGCAAGAACTCAAGAAGTTTATGGTTTCAGTCATCGATTCTCTAGATAAAGTGTCAGATATACCCGATGATTGGAGTAAAGAGCAGAAAGCTATTGAGGTTGTGGCCAGAAAGAGAGCGACAGAGAAGCTAACAGAAATGCTCAAGCCTTTCATTGATTATGTTGAGCCTCAAAAGGAAGAATTACCAGAAACTTATTAATCGGTAAAGAAGAAATAATCATGGCAAAAGACAGAATAAACGTTGGTAACAAATTCGCTGAAGGCAATAAAGGAGGGAGGCCGACTAAGTTCAAATATGAATATGTTGATAAAATCATAAAGTTCTTTGATATAGACCCATATAGAAAAGAAGCAACTGAAACATTAAAAGAGTATTACAAAGACGGAGGGTTAAAGAAAGAAAGCACTAAGTCAAAGTTAATACCTAACAAGCTACCTACCCTCTATCAGTTTGCTAGGTCAATTAAAGTTTCTTATTGGACTGTTTGGAACTGGGCTAAAGGAGGTGATAAGGGAGAGGAGGTTAAGAATAAAGAGAAATATACGCCAGAGGAGCTTGAAGAGAAGGAAGAAGTGAAGAGGCAGATCAAAGAGTTTTCAAACGCCTATAAAGAGTCCAAAGAATTGCAAAAGGAGTTTTTGATAAGTATAGGACTGTCAGGGGCAGCTCCGTCACCCTTTGCTATCTTTACGGCAAAGAACTTAACTGATATGCGAGATAAGACAGAAACAGACATAACAACTAAAGGCAAGCCAATACCATTATTACATGGCGTATATCCCGACAACAACATTAAGAAAGATACTGAGGCTCAAGAAGAGAATTAGAGCTATCCAAGGTGGGACAGCTAGCGGGAAAACAATCGGCTTATTACAGGTATTGATAGATATGGCTCAGCGAGATGAGCATCCGACATTGGCGTCAGTTGTTTCTGAGAGTTTTCCGCACCTTAAGAGAGGAGCCATCAAAGACTTTCTTTCAATAATGCAGGAGCATCAGTATTTTGTTGACAGTAGATGGAACAAGACTGATTACACTTACACTTTTGAAACAGGCAGTAAGATAGAGTTCTTTTCAGCTGACCAGCCAGGTAAGAGGAGAAGCCGGAGAAGAGAAAGATTATTTCTGCAGGAGGTTAATAATATCCCGTTTGAAACATTCGAACAGTTAGAAGTCAGAACGAAAGAAGTTATTTTTATGGATTGGAACCCAGTAGCAGAGTTCCGGTTTGAAACTGATATCCTAGGAAAGAGAGATGACGTTGACC